CCCCCGTTAGGGGGCCCAGTTGATCTCTGGCCAGCAGATGCTGGTCAGAGCCCGGGCTTTTTTGTAACGAAAGTATCTCCTGTCGAAGGCCGAACTCCACATGCCGCCCCACCTGGGGCGCTGCGGTCCGACACTTGCGCAGATGGCTGCATATCCCAGATCACTCTGGAAGTGTTCACCATCTACACTGCTCCCACAACCCTTCCGGTATTCCCGGAGAAAGGTCGTATACCAAAACCCTTCAACCCAGTTAGCAGCCCTCTTTGGGCGAGCGTCACCAGAGTCTACGTGATAGTGGCCATCTCCGTACCCTTGCGGGCCAAGGAGACATGGAACACGTCGACGTAATTTCCGCAACCATGCTTGCCACCTTTGGGAAGGCAGCTGACAACGCTGGACTAGCGCAGTCACACGATTGTGAAATTTCAGTACGTCATCAACCGTCTTTGGAAAGGACGATAGATAGACAGGCGTTACAGATAAGCCGCAAAAACCATTTTCCCCACAGGACTCACGGAAGTTACCGTGAGAGAAAGACTTGAGTGGATTAATCTCAAATCCAAAAAACTCGAGAAGCTTCACAGCCTCATCAAAGTTCTCTGTGGGTAGAATGATATCATCACCATACACGCTGACGTCTCGTGCAACTGCGGAGCAGATTGCATAGAAGAGCAAGCTCTCTAACTCAAAAGTGAAGCCATTTCCCATAGAGGAAAACTTCTCATTCTTGAGCGTGAGGCCGTCAGGCCAAGTCGTGTATTTGGAGCGCAGGTCATCTAGGAGACACACCCATTCGATGGGTAGTAGCTCTTCGACAACCTCCCTTGCCACCGTGTCGCTTGCAGAACGCAAGTCCAGTGTAGCAAGGTTTCCATACTTGCTTCCAAGCATGGATCTCCTTTGGTTGATGGACTGATCGTCTAAGTTCACGCCGTGACGGCGCAGACGTTGACGCATAACATCACCAGCAGCAAGCTGGAGTGCTATGTTCATATGCGGTTCATAGCATATGACTCGTTCAGTCTTTGCATTCTTCGGGACCGTGATCATAACGTTCCCCTGTACTACGTCAAAGGCATCTTTCGACACCACAGACACAGGAGCACCACACTGAAGTAGCGCTGCCCCCCATACAGGTGAGTCTCTTACCACACGCAAAGCGTGTCTCAGAGCGGATCCGGTGATATCAGGGCGAGCCCCGTATTTTTTAGTCAGTGACAAGTCGCTTCCGAAAGCGGAAGTGGTTCTGCCTTTCGACCACCCGACGAAGCTAAGCTTCTCCGGGACGGGCCCTAAGATCCGTCGTATTTTTTCTCGGATCCACGGAATGTGGACCTCGAGCGGGTGCCTCGCGGCACCCGTACGATACGATCTGAAAGCCTCGTTGGTCGTTCTGCATGACTTCTCAGCCTTATAGGCCGATTCCACTGCAACCCCCGGCAAATCAATGCCAGTTTTCAGATCCACACACTTTGAAAGGAGCTTCGTTGCCGCAAAGGCGGCTTGAAACTGATCCCATCGTGCATAATCATCAGGATTGCAGGTGAGGGTCACTAGTTGGAGGAGATCCTCCTCAGTCCCCGACTCCAGTAGGAGCCAGACACTGATTGCTCTGGGAGAGTCCAGCGCGGCGAGGTAGTCACGAATTAACTCCGTGACCAACCCCTTTGGCACCCTCGTGAGAGGATGTAAGGGATGGCCTCCCCTCTGAAACAGAGGGATACGTGGTGAGTCCACTTAGAACCTCCATGCCACCTTTATGATGGCAACTGTCAATGTGATTATAACCACAAACAACAACCACACTCGAAGGAACCGAGGCGTTATTCCAAGTGCAAGCACAAGGATAAGTACCAAGGTAACGACGAATATGGTAGTGATGTGATCACCGATGGTGAGCAAAATCCGCTTCCCTGGAATTACCAGGAACGCGAACGTTGCAGCACCAACGCACTGAACAGCGCGGAGGCCGTGTAGTTCTTCACGAACGCCACGATGTCTTTCAGCTCAGCCTGAGAGGCCTGAACGTGAGACCAGATCTCCACTACGCCCACGGTGCTGTAGAGCCGGCCAGCGACAGGGGTGAAACCCGCATCGTTGGTACCGACAGTCTGCAGTGTGGGGAGCTCGATCAGAGTCCTGAGTTTGCTGATCTTGTTGCTGTTCGGGTCAGCACGCGACTCAGACAGGCGATAAAAGCCTTCCGCATTGACTGCGGACTGCTCTTGCCAGTCGGCCACGTGCTTACCCGGGGCAACCCGGCCAGCACCCATGGGGACGAACGTCTTATTGACGGGGGTTCCTTCACCGTTCGCGAGAACGATGTCAGCTTGAACAGCCATGAGCTGTTTCCTTTCGAATTGGCGAAACGCCAGTTAGGGAGAGGTGCAACTGAAAACCAGTTGCCAGCTTTAGTCAGTGGTGTCCAACAGATTATCTGCCAAACACCTGTCTCATCAGAGCTATGCTCGACAAGACACGGCCGGTACCGAGTTTCGGCTCAAACGTAATAGAGGAGAACTCCAACGTAGGGGATTCTGTCATCTTGGCTCGCGAAACACTCACGTGAGTGGTGCTATGCGTGCCAGTAGCAGGTAACCCCCCATAGTCGAAACCCTCATACAACATTTGAGTGTGCTTTCGATACCCGATGGACCCTCCGAGGTGTTTAAACCTCATTGGGACATCTAGACCTTCCAGGTAACGCCCGACTGGGAGAAACCAATCTGCCACAAACGAGAATGGCAGTAGTTCCCACGCTACCGAGGCTGGATTCAGGAGGCCAAAGGACCCCCACGAATTCCAACTTGTTGGCTCGAATTTCCAAACTCCACGCACGGACTCACTTACCACTGTAGTGCGGTTGCACAGCAGTGTTGGGCTCGCCATAAATACGTGATTTGGAGTAACCACTGTCGTGACCTTACGGTCCGTTGCAGTGACACGCCCGACTCTTTTGTTTTCGTCGAGTGCGTGCTCGGCCAGTGTCTCCGCCGCGTTGTACACATCAGATATCAGCGGCCTCCACCCAAAGGTGAGGGCCAGCCAATGACTAGCTGCAGCCCTAGAAGGGTTGACACCATAGTCTCTGTAGTACCTACGCCGTTGCGAGGCCGTCCCTGAAATACTCAGGGACGCTAATGCGCCAGCTAGGTTACCTCTTCTTAGATCACGAAATGCAGAAGCAATCGTTCTCGCAGTTGAGGCTACCATGCTAACGGTCTCTCTCGCTTCACCGAAAAATGTCGGTGCGGACCACTCAGCGCCCTTCGCACGATCTATGAGTTTGGCTTTACAGCCGTCCTCTGTGAGATATCGTGCCCCTTCAATTGCACCGCGGAGAGCTGCGGGGAGCGAATAAATCCGCTCATCCATAGCTAAATTTCCGTTAGGAGCGCTACAAGGGTAGATGAACCTCTGGGTGGCAACGAGAGTCTCGTCGCCGGCCCAGTGGAATTCCACACTGTAGTTATTGTCGGGTAAGTTCGCCTTAAGCCTTCTGAGAGCTTGAAAGTTTGGGGTTCTAACCCATTCCTTCCTCTTGTAGAACAACTCGCAAGAGGTGTTCGGCCCCCAGTTGGAACTGGAGGTACTCGAGGTTCCATTGCAGTACGTCAACCGTCGCTCATAAGGCCACGGTCTTGATACAATGCGGTCAACAATTGTTGTAGGCATTCAATGGTCTCACTCTCTACCAGGCATCGTTTCAGGAAATAGACTGTCTTGCTTCCAGACACGCAAGTGTCGTTCGGCACAGTCATCATCCCTGTCGTCACGTCTCACGACGTGCCAGGACGGACCACTTACGTGATCCACCGGAAGGCTGTACCAATCCACCTTGAAGGTGTACGGCACAATCTTCCATTGGCCCGGGGGTATCACCCTCGGATACCGCTTCGATGCGACACTGGCTTTAGGCCACCGCCGCATGTTCCGCAGTACTACTAGGATATGCCCTAGCGCAAGACACCCAAGCCGGGTGGCCTTTTGAACGAGCTTTAATGCGTTCATAGACAGGATTCTCCTTTCTGATGATGAATCAGAGGGGGG